TGTTTGGGGTCCGCTACATTATAGCCAGCGATCTCGCTTAATCTTCTAAGTCTTTCTTCTTCCTCTTCCTTGAATAATCTTCTTCTACCTTCCATTGCCATTAGGTTCGCTTCCTGCTGACCGAACATTTCCGTTCCCATTCCAATCATAGCTGCTGGGGCTAATGCTCCTTTCCATCCAGTTCCAAAACCAAATAAACCGCCTTTTGTTGATCCCGCTGCTCCTGCTCCAAATTTTCCACCCAGCATTCCACCAATACCGCCAAGAGCGGCACCAGTAAGTGCGCCTGTAAGCATATTACCGCCGCGTTGTTTCGCTCCTAACGCACCAATTAAGGCACCTATTCCTAATGCAGGTAACATTATGAACTGCCTCCTAATATATCCGGTAATTTATTCACGCTAATTGCCACGTCTCTTTTAATGTCCTCTTTTGTTGTGCTGGTTGCAGGGTCATTGATGTCGGCTTCCGCCTCTGATTCATCGGCATAAACCTTCCCTGTGGTTGCGTGCTTGACGGTGGACTTGGTTTCCACGTCAGGTGCCGGAGTTGTTGTTTTTCCAGCTAGCACGGTAATGTCATCATTTATAGCCATTTTTTCTCCTTATTGCAATCATTAACTTATCTCCAGTACGCTGAGGATCACGTGCAAATCACCACCGTTCTCCGCATGTACCTTTAAAGCCTCAGATTCCTTGAGCACTACGGGGGATGTTGAAAAGGAATAGCTGTTGAACAGCTCTTCCGATGTGCCTTTTTGTATGTTCCTGTTTGTCTCCAGTGTATAGCTCACGCTGTTAGTGTCAACAATAAAAGCCCTTATTTTACAGTCAGTTTCCTCATCTATGTTTGTCACGCGCAGTGACTTGATAATCGCCGTTGTCTCCGATCCCACAGTATAGAGGGTCGTCAGCTCACTTGTCGTGAGAACAGTCTTGTAATTTGTATATACGTTAGCCATTTAATTTAAAAACCACGCAACCGCTTCGTCCTCATTTCGCAGAGGTTCGGAAGTGTATGTGTTGTTGAGGGCAAAAATCAATTGCTCCAGTGTCTGTATCAGTTGCGCCATCTGTGACTGGTCATATTCCGGTGTCGCGTGTGGCAGTAGTGGTACTGTTATCTTTGCCATTATACTTGGTATCCCTGTTTAATTTTTTGTTGTGTTGGACCCTGCAGTGCTCCTAGTCCCCTATTATTAACAAGTCCTGCTAGTCCAATTTGTTGTTGTATTCCTGCTCCAGGACTTGCAACGTTTGGAGAAGTGGTTGTTGATTGAGGTACATAATTTGCTGCCTGTTGATTAACCATGTCCATATAACCTTCATAGGTCGGAGTCGCCGTAGGAGATCCAATACCCATTGAAATAAAAGGGTCAATGTCAGGACCGCCTGTGTGCTGCATACCTCCCATCGCCTGTATGGTGGACTGTGAAAGGGGACCTCGTCCCTCTTCCCTCTGCTGCCACTCCTGATATTCAGGTGTGTTCATAAAATCCTGTTGCGCCTGCATGAACTGTCCAAGTGGTGGGTTGCCTTCTCCCACGTTAAATGGTTGTGCGTTAAATTCCGGCATCGTTGGTGCTAGATCAAAATTATAGTTTTGAAGAAAATTCTCCATTCCCTGTGACTGATCCGCTCCCTGCCACGCTTCATACGCGTGCCCAAATGCTGGATTAGCACCTCCTCTATATCTACCAGTATCAATTCCCGCTATGCCTGCCGCCATGTTGGAAAAATCAGTGTAGTCCTGTCGTTGCCCGAACAAGTCCTGCTGGCTAGCGAACTGTTCCGCGGTCAGTGGGGTGAAACCCTCCTGTCCTGGTTGATATGGTATCATGTGTCTTCCCAGTCCTCCCCCAAAAGGTGAAGGTGTTGGTTTTGGTGTCATCCCACCAAGCGGCTCCATTCCTGGAGCATATGGTCTTGGAGTTGGTCCCACCTCACCAAAATGCGGAGTACTTTGAGAATATTGAGTTTCCGTCGGTGCAGGTGCCAAGGATTCAATTCCTCCTAAAGGCTCCGGTTCGCTCACTGGTGTTTCTAAAGGTTCCGGCGCAGTGTTAGTTGGTGTGTTCACCATGTTATTTTGGGTTTGTTCTGTTGTCTGTGGTTGAAAACTGTTGAATTGATCCGTCAAGCTGGCAATGCCTTCTTCTATCTTTCCTAAACGATCCCCCCATCCTGAAAAATCGTACTGTTGCTGTTGTGGCTGGGTGAATTGATTCTGTGGCTGCATAAAATTCATACGTGAATTGCCGACAAAAGGATTATAAAACATGTTAGCCCCTCATTCCGTCCGGCTTGCCATCAAATCTAAGTGTTCCGTATCGCCAATCATCATCGGCTGCATCACTTGATACGCGCAGCGCAAGCTGTCTTCCGCGTATGCGTGTGTCCTGTTTTTCTGTTGAAGTTGAAACGGCGTATGGTCCGTGTGTTGTTTGCGAAGCTGCCGGATAGGAGCGTGACTTAATTGTCATATCTACATTACCCACCTGGTTCTTGAAGTCGGGAATAAAACGGGAGATGGACAGAAACTGGTCGCCGTCACCAATGTCAATGTCACCTGATTCAATGTAGGCCGTCATCGCTGATCCTGCAGCGTTAACACCTTTCTCCTGTGCGTAGACAAATGTTCTTCCGTCCTTGTTTCCGTATATGGTTGAAATGGTTGACGTGTCATCCGATGAACTGTATTCAGTTGCGTATGGATTTGGATAAACGCCACGATCCGCCCACGTGCTTCGTGAAAGCGTTCCGGTATGCCACAGATTCTCCGCGTAATTGAATGTCACGTGACGATCTATCTGCAGTGAATCCGCTGATGGATAAAACCATGTAACTTCATTAAAGTCTGAATTTGACGCGCAAAAAACTTCGTTAAATGCATTCTTGTTAATGTCATCAAAGACATGGTCCTGCACGCTGCATGGGATCTTTTTAACCGCACCGTCAAAGGTAAAGAATGAGTCATTGCCCATCCAGTAAGTTATGCCACTGATATCAATGGAGGCATCAATGCCTACTGCGCCGCAATTGTCACCCAACTGCTTGAATCCAAAAGTGAAAGGCGGACCAATGAACTGCATCTGGTATAACGCCGTATCGGTCCAAACAAGGATAGCGCCCCTGGATCGAACAGCTGAATTAATCTTGTTGCCGGCCGTTAGTCTCTGCGACCCTGCCGTATTGGTGGCGGTTGGTGTCCATGTATTTACCTCTTCCTGGTCAGACCAGCGTATAAACATGTTGTCCTGTGTCGTTGTTGTTCCAATTGTTGTCTCCGTTCCAAAGCAAATAACATGACGGTCATCGCCGGATACCAGCATGAATCTGGACTTGGTTGGTGCTGCGGATACGCTTGTTGTCTCCGCCACATTGCTTGATAATCCAGAAGACGTGTCCCAGTAATACAGTCCACCGTCAAATTTCTGTGCCAGAACATCCTCGCCCCAGTTATCAAGTGCCCAGTTTTCCGCCACTAATTTTACTTCCTGCGCGCCTGTCAGTCCTTCACGTGTGTTGTTCCATGTTCCCTTGTCGGAATCACCCGTTGAATCCCACACGCTGGCGCCCCATCCGTATCCATAGATTGATGTAGGCGGTCCTGAGTTAATTTCATATGTTGCCGTTGCCGTGGCACCCGTCGCCGTGGATGTTGCCACAGCCGGTGATTCAATTGTATAGGTATTGTCATCAACCGCAGTTAGTATTTCAAACTCGTTCTGGAGATTGGCCTGCGTGATTCCGCCAACATCAGCACTGACACTTGAGATGGTGACATGATCACCAATCAGGCATCCATGCGATGCGTCCGTTACTGTAACTGTTTTTGATGTATTTGTTGTTCCGAATTCTGTTATGCTTCCTGTTCCGCGTGTCGGTGTTATATCACCATAACTGCCCTCAGAATACGCATAAAGTTTTTTGTTAGTTCCGTACATTGCGTAATTAACCCCGGCATTGCTGGACCATGTAAGGATAGCGCGTGTTGCGCCAAGGAGCGCATCGCTTGAAACTTTTTCCCAACCACCAATTTTCTCTGGCTGTCCATAACGGAAGCGAACATTGTCAGAATCCACCCATCGTCCTTCCGCACCGTATTCGGTATTTTGCTTGTCAATACCAGGCGCTACTTGCAGTTTCTGTAACGGCATAAAAGCTCCTAATTAGTAGCGTAGAAAGGAATCCAATAATCAGTTCCATTAACATTGACACGAATGTGTCCTGTCAATGATCCCACGCTTGTGTCTGTTGTAATGCTTGATGATTGATCCGAGTTACTAGTTCCATCAAACTTGATAAACTCCTGATCAGTATCATCCTGATCCAGTGATAAGCATGCTGTTCCTGCTGAACTATTGGCCTGGTTAATCTCCACGCTTGCATCCGCGGGTGAATTGGTTCCAAAACCAATTTTATCAGCCGATCCGTCAATAAATAAAGCGTTCGCTAATGTGTTTGTCTCGCACCTGAAATCCAATGATGCACCTGTATCATTCCATGTAAAAGCGCCACCGTCCAGATCAACAGCTCCTGATATTTTAGCCGCACCTGTCACATCCAAGGCAACAGATGGACTGGCATTGAATATTCCTATACGATCATTGCCCGCGTCCACAAAGAATGCGTTGGCATTGCCGTTTGATTCAATCCTGAAATCAACATCCGCTGATGACTGATTAAAAATAAAAGTTCCACCGTCAAATTCTACATTTCCCGTAACTGTCAGTGTTCCGTTTGCCGCTATGTTTCCACAGTCAGCTAGGACATCAAACATCGTTGATCCGTCAGAATAAAGTAAATGTTTAGAACTTGATACTAAACTTGCCGCTGTTCCACCAGCAGGCTTGAATCCCAGCGTATAGGTTCCCATGCTTGTCGCGTTATCTACAATGTACCATGATTCCACGGCTTCACACTGCATGGTTGTATTTCCTGTCAGCGATCCTGTCAGCTTGATTATCGCGTTGCTTTGCTCATCCGTCGTTGAACCATCGGATGCGGTTAAAGAATCGGAAGTACTCGCAACGGCTACAGATACATATCCCTTGATCGCTGATTCCAGCTTTTGAATATTATTGTTTGTTTTCGTACCCCAGGTTCCCGAGTTCTCCCCAGTTGCCTGAAGCTCAAGATTAAGAATACTTGAATATGTTGAAGCCATTTATCCTCCTATGCCACGTCGTCTATCAAGGCGGCAACGATAGCGTTTGCCGTCGCATCGCCTGCATCACCTACATCCGAAGATATAGCATGAATATTAGCCACTGTCACGTTTGGAAGTCTTCCAAACCATGACTGAGACGGTCCAATAAAAATACTGTCCGCTAAATTGTAGGCGGCTGTATCTCCGTCCAGGCAGATGGCAATGCCGTCCGCCGTGCTTGTGTTCTTAATGAACAGAAATTTCACCTTGTCACTTGTGCTTACCGCTGTCATGTCCGTATCCTGGTCAACGGCGGTATAATCAATAAAGCGACCGGCAATCAGGTCAGCGCTTGTTGTTGTCACAGCCGTCAGCTTGTAATACCATTTGTCATTCGCGTCATCAGGACTCACCGTCATGGAGCCGCTGATGGTCTTGGAGATCTCATCCGGCAATATTGTTGCCGTTAAACTTATCGTTGCATCATCTGCCATGTTGTCTCCTAATCACTTGATCCTGGTTCTACATCTTTCCACGTCACTGTTTGACTGTCATCCGTTTCGTTCCAAATAAAGAAGTCAGGATCTCCAATGCTGAATGAAATCAGGTTCTGGAACGCCTCCCCGAATGCCACTTCCGTGCCAATGCTGAATGTCGCAACATTCGTGTCCGGTGACACGTTCGCTCCGCCCGTCGCCACTTCCGTGCCGAGGGAGAAGGTCATGCCGAATCCCGTTTCCGCGAACTCTATGTTGTGAATCTGCGCATTGTTCGGATCTCCGAAAGGCAGTTCACCAAATGTTCCCAGTCCTAGCATCTTTTATCCTTTAGAGTATTTATCCTTTGTTACTTTTATTGTCGCTTTCCAACCATCAATACCATTATGATAAATATCATCTAGTTGGTCTTCTATACTTGGATATTCTTTTCGTCTATTAGACTTATAAGAATCATTCTGTAAATCCCAAGCATCCTGTAATTCCTTTAATTTATCAGTGCATTCTTTTTCAGTTGGAAGTTCAGTGATTGTATTATCTACAATATCCCCATCTATCCCTACTTTTTCCGCCAATCTTAAATTAGCATAAATTTTATTTTTACTATCCGTCCAAATATACCAACCACCTTTATGAATAACTGCCAAAGCGTCTTGTATATGATTTGGTCTGCCTGTTACTAAATCCATTTTATGTATCTCCTAATTTCATAAACCACCAAAAAGTACGATTTGAATCTGTATCTCCATAAAAATGTGAGTTATCATTTGCCATTGATACATTAAATCTTACTTTATGAGTTGATACATTTGTTACATCAAACATATATTGCGTAATTGCGGTTGAAGCACTGTTAGAGCCGTGTGAAATAAGGTGAGCGTTATTCTGAGCTACCATTGTATAGGATGAATTATCTGTTGTTGCATCTATTTTTAAAGCACATTCTCTAGCTTCCGCGTCATCATAAAAGTATCCCGTAAAAGAAATCAACCATTTTCCCGTACTTGGAAAAGTAAAAATACCAGAAGAGTCAGACATACCAGTTCCGATTACTTCAAAATTTGTGTCAACTCTTTCATAATTGCTAGCTATAGGCTCTGCATCACCAGTAGTATCAGTAGTGTACCTATACATATCAAATTCTGAAATTCCACTTCCAACATATGTTTTAATCCTTGAAGCTGTTGTCTTTCTGTTCGTGCCGCCCGCTCCGTCATCGACAATGAACAAGTCAGCGTCTACAATAGCCGCTCCGATATCTGTTCCGCCATCTATATCCAAATCCGCTAAAGCTAAAGAGCCATCTGGAAAGACTGGAGCTTGTGAAAATGTTGTAACTCCATTAGAAGCTATAGCTATAGCATCTGTATCAGAAGCTGAACCAATATTACCGGCATTAGGAATAACAATATTTCCACCAGTAGTCATTAAACCTGCACCAGTATATGTTCCACTTACATCTAAATTTCCATTTAAATCAACCAAAGTTGCTGTAAGTTCTATTTCGTCTGTTGCGGCAATATCTAATATTGCATTACTAGCACCTTGAATGTATTGTGAAGCATCATTGAAACAAAGTTTGTTGGTTGAGTTCAGTGTCAGTCCCGTTCCGTCCGTATGCGTTAAAGTTGTATCACCATCGGCTCCAAATTTAAGAACTGCACTATCTGACCCTAAAGACAGATTATCAGCAATGGTAACTGTGTCATGCCCCAGTGTAATGGCGTCAACATTCGATGTAATCGTTCCCGCTACTATCTGTGCGTAATGCGAGTCGTCAGCGTCATAGAGCTTAACTCCTCCGGTTGCGTTTATGCGAATCTCTGCCATCT